ACAACCATCAGCAGATACAGTTACGTTACTGAATACTTCGTCAGTGAAGTCTACAGTAGCAGTCGTACCATCTACAGCAATAGTTGCACCGTCTAGTACTTGACCACCTGCAGTATAGTTTGTACCTGATGCTTCATCAGAGTTACCTGTTACGTCAGAATAATTAGTTGTAGCAGCACCATATGTACCTGTTGGTGATGCTTTAATAAGTGCTAGTTTAAGTGAATCAGTATCAAGGTCGTGTAATCCACCTAATAACTCTGACTTAAAACTTGTGCACATTGCAGTCGTGATAGCCATTTATAATCTCCTGTATAATATCACATGTTGTAAAGGGCAACCCTAAAGCTGCCCTTTATAAAAAATTTAAGCGAGTTGGTCTCTATCAACGTCAGTAGGCTTATCATCTAATCCATGACCTGCTAAATCAATAACAGTCGCATAGACTCTAAGTCTGCCTGTAGCTGGAGCAGCACCTGCAATCAAACAATCAATAGTGTCTGTAGTAGTGATAAATTGAGTGTAAGTTGAAGCTGCACTTCCTACAACAGTGTTAGTTTGACCATTAGTTCCTGCTGCACAAAAACCTGTAGAGGTTATATCTGCACCATCGATAATGTCATCACCACCACCAAAGTCCATGTCAAGAGTACAACTTGAAGTAAATGCTTTCATTACTTCTGCACCTGCGTTTAGGACTAAAGTATTTGCAGGGATTTCTAACACCTGAAAGATGTCTCCGTTTGCAAAAGTTCCACCTGCTGCTACTAACGCATCAATATCAAGGTAAGCCTCAATATTTCTCATTACGTTAGTATTCTTAGCTGATGGCATAGCCACAATAGAGTCGGAAGATACACCAGTGGTGTCTTTAGAAGTTAAATCATAAGTTGCCATTTATACCTCCCTTACGCTACGTTATATTTAGCAGTAACGATTGCTTCTGGACGAAGAATCTTTCTGCCATATAAATGCATACCTCTTACGATGTCTGCGAAAGAATCAGGGTCTCTATAAGACTCTGTCTTTGTTATCTGTGAAGCTGTTGCTACTGCTGAAGAATGACCAGCTACAATAACTCCATAGTTTGCGTTTTGGTTAGCAGAACCTGAAGTTCCTGGTCCTGTGCCAACAGCAGGTAGGTTATTTGACATATAGATATCAAAACCATGTAATGAACCTATTGACAATCCTTTTCTTAATCCTCCTGACTCACCGAAATCTGCATTGAGAAGTCTTGAATCTTCATCTTTTAAGATTTCAACGAAAGTTGGATGTAGAACTAACCATCTACCTTCTGTGTCTACAAACTGTGTATCTAGCAGTCTGCCCATCCTTGCAATAACTTGCAATGGTGTAGCAGTTGCTGTTGCTTGAGCTGTAGCACCTGGCATTCTTGGAGCTAATGGGATAGAGTGGTCGCCAGCACTTGAAGTAGTAATGTTACCGAAGTCACCCTTCTTTAGCTTCATGCTTGTCAACAGTTCATCTGAACCTGCAGTTGAAATAGCTTTTGTACCATTTACAGTATCATTAGCTGTTCCTGCTACAGTGTTAAGAGATGATTGCTTGAAACCAGCTAAGTAACCAAGAACTTCTTGGTCATGTTGGTCACGAAGTCTATATCCAGCTCTGTCTGAAGCCATTGACTCAAAGTTAACGTGACTATGAGCTTCCTCAATGTCGTCAACTTTAAAAGCAAAGTAGTTTGCCTTATCTACGATAAGAGAAAAATCCTCATCGTCTAGGTCTTGTGGTTGAATGTTAACACCACGGGCGTATTCTTTTACAGTGATTTCTGGTTCTTTGATAATTTTTACAGTATCACCATAATTCGCAATCTCTCCAAAGTAGTCACTATTTGTGATTGATTCTACAACAGAGGTTTTACGAAAAGCTTGCTGAACCTTTTGGGAGTAAATAATGGGACTAAAATTGCCATTAGGTAAATTCCCGTATCCAGCCGCAGTTTGGAAAGCCATGTTATCCTCCTTGGCTAATATTAAAATACGAGTGCATACACAATCAAAAGGCTAGTAACTGTTAGGTGTCCGTAGTGGGGCTAACTTAAACTAGGTAGTTTTTCTTAGTATAAATCGTGAAAATGTGTTAAGCAAGGTAGTCATCAAAAAGATGGGCTGCTATTTATACATTTTATAACACATAAATTTTAAAAAGTAAAGAAAAATATTAACCACGTCTGGTCATATCATAAATAAAATTACCAGAAGCTATTGCTTCTTTTATTTTTTCTTCATTCTTTTCAAACTCATGTGGTTTCATCTTTGCTACATCAGACTCTTTTATTTGATTTGCTTGTCCTGATTTAGTAGCAGAAGGTGTGTTTGAGCTACCTCTAGTTACAGCTTTTGCAGCTTCCTTAGAAGCATCTGGTTTCTTTTTAGTGGGAGTATCTGTTATTCCCATATCTATTTTATATAAGTCAATAGCTCTTGCTGCAGATTTAGAATCACTTTCATTTTCATATAAAGCTTGTTGAACCCATCTAGGTTGTAGCTCTACCCAATCATGAAAATCTTGGTCGTTTCTAATTGTATCAAAATCAGGATGTATTCTCATGAGTTCTGCTTCTGCCATAGCACGAGTAGATTGTGCTTCTCTTTCTGCTATTAACTTCATTCTTTCCTCTAGTGAAGAATCTAACTCTTTTGCTTTCTTAGTAGCAATACTTTCTACAATCTTAGCAACGTCAGGATATTCCTGAGACCACTGTGCAATCTCTTCATCTGACTTTGGTAATTTTATTTCTTGAGATGCAGTTTGTGTTAATTGTTGCCTTAAGTTAAATATCTCATCTTGGTATGACTTTTCTTTTTCTTGTACGTGTCTACGCAAATCGCCATATCTTTTCTTAAATGTTTTTTCTTCAGGTGTTAAAGATTCTGTTTCAGCAATATCTTCTTCTTCAGCTTTAACTTTGCCAAGAGCTTCGTCTCTTTCTCTTAAATTTTTTTCTAACTCTAACTCTTCTCTATTATCGTTACGTTTATATCTTATTGGGGTTTTAACTATTTTTTGTTCTATAGCTATATCAGCCATATTATTTCTCCTAGGGTTATCGTAGCCATTATTGGGGGATAAGTAGCTAGTGTATTAATTCATAAATTATTTTTTATGAACTGCCAATCCTACTAAGTAAACTATAGGATGGATTATTTTACAAAAGATATTGCCGACCATACTGTCTTTAGCTTTACCCTTTGTTAAAACATGTCTAAGGTGTTTTGTTCGTTCTTCGGCAAGGTAAGCACCTAAGTTTGTTAGTGCCCTATTAACCTTCATACCACGAACAAAAGGTTTGAATAATGAATGATACCCTATTTCATGTATAGGTGTCAAGTATTTTTTCTGATAAATGTGCCATGTCTTCATAGCTTGTGCCCAGTCATCAAGTTGAGTTTGTCTATACATCTCTGTACAAACTATTTTACTGCTACTACTTTCAGATGCTTGGGCATCATCAGCATAACTTGTTCCAGGGCTTGTACCTGCAGTTGCTGAAGCACCAGGTGTATCTATGCCTCCTGCTTTATCTGCTTCTCCTCTTCCATAGGCTTCAGGATTAGTTTGGTCAGGACCTGCTTTACCAGCATCAGGGTCATTTATAGGATTACCATTTCTGTCCGTAACATTTGTGGTTGTTCCATTTGAAAAAGTAAATGTGCCGTTAGAGTTTATACTGTATTTACTGCCGTTATCTGTTCTTCCTGTGCCGACACTACCACCATTTGAATTAACAGCATCCTTCCCTCTATCAGAAAAGTTGTTATCTACTTCTCTTTGTCCAGGGTTCTTACCACTTCCAAACGTCTCATCAACATCAAAGCCTCTTTCTAGCTCTGCTTGTTCAGCTATACTTCTGTTATCATAAGAGCGACCTAAGCTTTGCTGAGATATTCTATCCATTTGTATATCTTGAGCTACATGAGTAGCTGCTAACCTTGCTTCAGGTGTAATCGCATTTTGAGCTATTGTATTTAAAGCATTTAAATTTGCATTATAACTTTGTGTAGTACCAGGCTTAGTTCCTGTAGGACCCATTCCTGCCGCAAATTGTGTAGAGTATTTATCATATGCATCTTGATAACTTTGTTTACCCATTACATCTCCAGCCGAAGAAAACTGTCCAAATTCCTGTCTGCCTCCAAAAGGTGTAGTTATTTCAGGAGCTATATTGCTTGCTGTTGTACCTTTTTCTGCTAAACTTTGTTGTGCTATATCTGTTACATTTGTAACTTGAGGAGCAGCCAAACCTTTAGTATTTATATTTTGTTGTGCGGTAGATAACACATTTGAATAATCAATAGGTTGAGTTGTAGGTTTTTCAGTAGCATATGCTTGCATAACATCTTTACTAGGTCTACCCATTGGCATATCTTGAGAACGCATACCTACTTCACCTCTATAGGAATTTAGTGCAGCAGTAGCAGCTTTTCCTGCCTCTATATTTGCTTTATTATCATCTAAAAATCCAAAAGCATTCGCAACTGGAGCAAAAGCCGCTACTCCTAATGCTTTTTGCCCAGTGACTTGTGTGTTTATTAATCCCGTTAGCTCTGGATTTGGAGCAAAATAATTAGCTTTTCCTGTAGCTAATGCTTCTTTTACATCTGCTATTCCTATTATATTTCCACTAAAGTCATATTGAATAGCATAATCTTTACCACCAATACTAGTTCTAGCACCTCCCAATCCTGCAGCTATTTCAGGGTCTCCCCCTCCTCCGTCACCACTATCTTGTTGAACAACTCTAGTTGGTGCAACTGGAGCATCGTCTGCAGGAGGAGGTGTAGTATCATCTCCTGGCTTGTATGTTTGGTTATCAGTATACGAACCTACATTACCAGCACCTACAACAACATTAGGATTAGTTGTAGGACCGAGATTAAGAGAAGCAGGTGTAACTACTTCAGTAGAAACTGGTGCAGCGATACCTTTGTTAATACTAGGTTGTAATTTATCATCTATGCCATCTTTATTTATGTCTATAAAACCCGCTGGACGTACAAATTTAGCTGAAGCAGCTTCAGGAGCTTTTGCTGTACCGTATTGCCCTAGTGCAGGATTGTAAATTGCTTGTTGTTTTTGTATGCCTCCTAAAGTTGCTACATTAGGTTGTGCATTCATAATAGTCATACCTGCGGCTGCAGTTTTTATATCATTATCAATGTATTCTACTTGTCCAGCATCTTCCATTTCGCCAAGACCTTTAAGGGCAGCTCTTCTTAATCCTTCGTACATACCAAGACCATGGTATCTAACCACGTTAGCGGGAACAACTAATTCACCTTCACTAAGTAGCACATGTTGATTATCTTTAACCTCATCCCCTGTAGCACCTGGAGGAGGGTCAGAGGGAGTACCCATTGATGCTTCTTCATATTCTGGTTTGTCTGGACTACCCATATCAATTACTACAGCTAACCCTTTACCTTTTTTGGTAACCTTGTCACCACTCTCAATAGACTTACCTTTAGCCGCCATTATAGGAGTTGGACTAAGTAACTGTTCTTCTTCTACTTTCTTAGCAGGTACTTGTGGAGCAGCTAAAGCTGTAGTCATAGGAGCAGACATCTCTGTTGGCATAGGAGCAGTAGGACTAGCTATTCCGACACTTGTTTTATCTTGTTTTAATTTCTTAGCTACAAGCTTCATAACTTCATCTCTAGGGTCAACGACTTTAGGAGCAGCACCTCTCTTAGGCATCTTCTCTACTTTTGTTTTTTTGTTGCCTACGGGTGGACTGGTCTTTTGTGTCATTGGGGATGTACCTAATCCTGCTGGTTCTTGTAATGCCATGAGTGCTCCTCCTGTGTTCATGCCTCTAGCTCTGCCTATTTGCTGACTTATTTGTTTTGATTTAGCATTGGCTTTTTTAGCTGTTTCTTTACCTGGGGGTCCTTTTATTAAAATATAATCATTTTTCTCTAGGGCTTCATCAATATCTGCATCGCGTAGCTTGCCATCTTTACCCATACGTAAAGTTGGAAATAAAACTTCTCCTCCTAGCTCCGTACTGTATTCACTAGCAGTCTGTACAGTAGCTTGTCCTCTCGTTGGAGTATTTTTATTCATAGCCCTTGAAAGCCAAGCTGGTCTATTATCAATTTCCATTATTTTTCAGCTCTTGATATAACTTCATCACGAAGAGTTTTAAGTCTTCGTATTTCTTGGATTGCTCCCTGTGCTTTATTAATTTTATATATATCTTCATGTTGTTCTAATAGCTTGTGTAACTCAGCTACTCTATATTCCATGTATACTTCTAATATATCTGTATTCTTCTTTACATTAACCAGAGGTAGTAGTTGTTTTGCTACTTCTTTTATCACTGTCTACCTCCTAGTAATTGTTGTAGTTGGTCCATAGCAGCAGGGTCTTGTTGTTGTGGTCCTGGTGAAGGATTCTGAGGTGCACTAAATCCTTGCTCTCCTGGAACTGGAGCTTGCCCCACCCCTATGTTACCCCCACCTCCACCTGAAGGGTCAGCAGGATTAATTCCCTGTGCTTGCCCCTGTTCGGTAGGTAAACCACCAGCAGCTTTTAGTATCTCTGCTTGTTTAAATGCTTCTCTTTCGTCATTGATAAGTTTCTCTGCATCTAAATCCATAGCCGCACCTAGTTCTCTTAAGATAACTGGTATTTTTAAATATGGTGCTACAGCAGCATTACCTGACATCTGAAGTAATTGTAAAAGTCTTTGACTTCGTACTTCATTCTTCATTAGACTTTCTGTGCCTCTGGCTTTTATTTCTAAATCGCCTCTAGCTTCTTTATCAAAGTCAAACTGCATGTTAAAAGCAAACAATGCTTCTCCAAGTGGTTGCAATAAGTAATCATCTAAGTTCTTTACAACACTCTTAATACTTAGTTGTGCCGCTCCCATGAGCATGCTAATACCTGCAGCAGTTCTACCTGTACCTGCAACACCAGTCTGCCCATGTGAATAAGATGGTATGCCTGTTGCATCATCAGCTAGTGACCTAGCTTTATCAAACATCATCATATTCTCAGTGCTTACGTTTGGATATTTTGTTCCAAATAAGGCTTGCCCTGGAGCACCACCTTGTCTTCTAAATACTTTTCCTGGGAATACTTGTAAGTCTTGTCCTGGGACTAAATTAGTTTCGTCAATCTCAAATACTAAATTGCCAGATAATACAGCATTATCAACTGCCATTCTCATAAAACCATTCATAAGTGTCTGAGTATCTGACATATTTTCAGCTAGCCCTACACCAAAGAAACTATATGGGTTTAACTCAAACGGAGCTGCACAGTAAGGAATACGTCTAGGCGTAAATGGATTTACAACTAATCTTAATATCTTGTTATTACATACCCATATATTAACTTGTAAAGTATCTACATCTTCAAATTCTTTTGGTATATCTAATCCTGAAGATTCTGCCATAGTTTTATCTATGTTGCCCCAGAACTCCAATACTTCAAATCTATCTACATCATACTGAGTTTCATTATCTTTTAAGTCTGTTTCCCACCACTTACGTGTGTAGTTGTATCCCATCTCAGCACATTCATCTACCGCATCTGTATCAAAGTAAGGTCTCTTCTTAAGATTACGTAACTCTGAGTAACTTAGCTTATGTCTTTCTATAACATATTCTGCTTCAGCCATATTGTTAGCATCATAGTCAGGATAAAAGTTCCATGTAGAAACTGATTCTACTCTTGGAACAGTTTTACTTTCTGGTGAATAGTTACCTTCTTCATCCCAATTAGCTTTTTCTTTATCAAAAGCAAAAGGTCCTTTGATTATTCCTGTACCAAATAGAGCCATTTCAAATGCTACAGTTCTTAAATGTTTAGAAGCATTGGATTCCTCTAATTGGTCAAGAATAATCTTCTCCATTCTTTTAGCTGCTTTTTGTGCTGGATAATATGTTTGTGAGGTAGGTGTTAGACCTGTACCAGATTTTAATTTTTCTTTTATAGCTTCAAGGTCATCTTCATATGCCCCAAGTTTCATGTCTCTTAGTGTATCTTGAGTTGCCCCTTTGGGTAACTCCTGACCATCTCCAGGAAAACCATATACATTATTTAATTCATCTAAAGCATTATCAGGTTCTTTAGGGTCAAAATTTACAGATTCTGTAACCCCTTCAGGAATGCGTGTAGCTTCTACTCCTAACGGAAATCTTTGACCAGCAAATAAAACGTCAATAATTTGACCATAAGCTGCTAATACCTTAGTTTTAGTTATTTTTATAAATACTTGGGATTTCTCTGTTTCAGTAAATTGGGTATCGTTCGTATATAATCCTCTGTACTGTCTATACGAATTAAGCCATCTTTGTTCATCATATAGCCTTGCATCTTCTGCAGATTTAAATTTTTCATTAACATATGATGCTAGTTCGTCCTTTGGGTCTTTAGGGACAAATACTAAATCTTCTATGTTTTCGTTTTCATTTTCCATGTTTAATATCCAAATACTTTATCTGCAGGAGTCCATGTTCTAGGCATCGCTGCTGGGTCATAGTCAAATATGGACTTAGACCTTGGTCGGGTCATTATACCATATCTCAACGCATCATACAAATGGTCTTCTGCTTTCGTGTCTACATCTTCAGAGTTACTTTTATCTAAAGGTATAATAGGTAGCTGAGCAATTAAATTAGTACAACTATTAAATATGGTTAGACCTGCCTCTTCTGTAATATCATCTACTTGAAGTCTTCTGTGTATTTCGTTTTTACCTGCTACACGACTTCCCTTACTTCTGTCTGCTGGTCGCCAACGACAACCAACTGAAATCATTTGTTCCGCCAAGGAAGGACCCGTATCACCTCTTTTATGCCAACACGAGCTGTCGAGTACGCCATACGAGATTTGTCCATCATTTCTTTCCGCATCCAAGATAGCAAACGCCAAATCTTTGGCTGTATATTTTGATACATACATTTCACGGTAGACCACAAGTTGCTCAGTAGCTGGGTCAACTGCAAACCATAAGACTGCAGAATAGGAAGAGTATCCATAATCGCATGCCCTAAATTTTCTCCAATTATCTGGAATCGTAAATACATCCGTAACGTGATATCGCCTATCGAACTCAGAAAAAGCCGCACCTTCTGCAACATCCCAACTTCCCTCCAATAATTGTCTACGTTGTGTCTCTGGTAGAGACAGCAACATCGCTTCGTAGTCTCCCTGCTCGTATAAGAAAGGATTATCCATTAACTTAGCAGGGATAAATCTTCTTTTAAACAAAGGCTGGTCAGACTTCGAATGGTGTTTAGGGTACTTTAAAATTTCCCCAGTCGTAATATCTGTCGCCCAAAACGGCTTACCCGCTGGAGCAGGGTCAATGAACATTTTTTTGACCCAGCCGTGCCCTGGTCCTCCAGGGTTTGTCGTACCTCGCATGTAGACGGGAAGCGACGGGTCTGCAGTTCTAAGACGCGAACGTAAATAATCCCAAGCATATGGTGTCGGATACTGTGTTAACTCGTCAAAACCAATATAAGTGAATGCTTGTCCTTGGTATCTTAGAACATCTTTTTCTTGTTCAAGATAGGTCATCCAAATTCTAGCACCAGACGGGAAAGTCCATTGGCTCTTTTTCTCCATCCATTTAGCCCCAGGGAAAGCCTGCGGATACATTTCTTGAGATTTGTGTATAATTTCCCTAAGTTCATCATTTGTGCGTCTTAATATAAGAGCGTTCATATTCGGGTTATTGCAATAACGTAACGGGTCTACTATCAGACTGTACGTCTTGCCACCCCCAGCTGCCCCTCCATATAGTACTTCTCGTTCTGGAGCAGCTAAAAAGTTTGTTTGTGGTCCTGGATTTGGTTGGAATAATACTTCTTGAGTTGGTTCCTCCTGGACAGAATAAGTTTCAGGTAAACTCTCCGCAGCTTTCTCTGCAATGTCACTATCTTCTGTACTCCTAGCTATCTTAGCTATTTTACGTTGTGCTATGTTTAAACGCACACGTGCAGACCTTTGTTGTTTCTTGGCTTTAACTAATTCTTTTTCTTCTTTAGTTAAAGGCTTGGGTTTTGATGTTGCCTTCAGCTTGGGTCTTGGCGGTGCGGCTTTTTTGTTCAGCATGCCTTCGTCTATCTGTTTTGTCTGTCTTTATACGCTTCCATAATCCCATCGGAGTTATGCTACGTCCTGTGTATTCTGTTAACCATCTTGCTACTTCTGGATATGAAGACTCTTTTAAGTAATCTTCTGCCATCGATAACGCTTCTAGTTGTTCTTCTACTGGCTCTAGTAAATGTGGGTCGATGCTATTTGCTTCGTATCCCCAAGGTATTGTTGGACCTTTTAGTGTTTTATATCTATTTGTCGGATTCAATTTCTGTGCTATCATCATCTGCTTTAGCTGGTAAAATAAATACGCCCATAGGTTTATCTGATGTGACGTTTAACTTCTCTACTTTGGATAACCCTACCCTGTCAAGTATCTGTTGAGAAGCGGCTAGTCTTTCTCTGTTACCAATAGCTGACGGGTCATCTATGACACCGACCATTGATAATACAGCTTTAGGAGCATTGACTGCCATCTCTAATTCTGCTCTTTCAATTATGTGCTTACGCACTGAGTTAATAATGTGATGTGGATTAGTTGACTCTGAGTATCCTGCAATCTTCATAGCCTTAGCATGATTACCTTTAGCAGGACCAAACAAAGCATCTAAGAATTTATTTTGTAATTCTGTTAATTCTTTATGCACGAGGATTCTTCTTTCTAGCTGTTTTGGTTCTAGCAAAAGAACGATTTTTGCTTTTTGATTTTACAGATAATTTACTTTTATCATTATTCATAGGATTACCTGTGGTGTGATGTACGTCTTTGCCATCACCTTTAGTGACTAGACCACGTTTCGCCATTATTGCACGAGCTGCATTCCTTGAAGCTCTTCGCTTTTTTTGCTTTGGTTTTCCGTGGTATCTGTCGTACTCTTTTCTGTAATTTCTTGTCATCTCTTTTTAGATACTCTTTTCCGTTTTCGTCCACTGGGTGATACTGACCACTTAATTGATGTGGGCTTGCCTCCTGGATTTCCTGCGGCTCTTTTTTTAGCGACTGCCGCACTTTTTTGTCCCTTAGACATCCTATCTGCGACTGCCTTGGGGCGACACGCTGGGTACTTCCTTTTAGACTTACTTGCTGATTTACGCCCACAGGGTTTGCCTGTAGCTACATCTCTCCAGTCCTCTTTGAACCATTTACGTAAACCTCCTTTGTACGCCATTAATAAGTACCACCTCTTTTTTTGTAGGTTCTAACTAACCAAGCATTTGCATACGCTGATGGATACACTTTAAATTTTCTTTTAGCTTCCGCTTTAACTGAAGCATATAATTTTGCATTTTTTGGTTTTGGGGAACCTGTTGATTTTTTCTTTGCTGCCATTTGTATGCTTCCTTTATTTCTTCTATCGTTCTACCACATCCTATACAGATATCGTCTTCTAGTGTACAAACACCGATGCAGGGTGTTAAAATTTTCCTACCCATTTACCTGCTGCCCACGCTAACAATCCTGCGAAGAATATTACAACTATAAATGCTATTCCATAGCCTACATATTCCATTAACTCTTCTCTACGCTTCTCTTCCATTTTTTCTTGATAGCGTCTAGACTTACGAGCTTCGGCTTGAAAGGCTTGCCAATCTTGCCACAATCCGGGTCTACCTAAATATATCATCATCTTCTTGAGTTCTTCTTCTTTTTCTTTTATCTGCTCAAGAGCCATGAACTCTTCTAAGTCTGAACCACCTACACCTTTAGCTTTCTTTTTCTTTAGGTTCTTTTCTATTGTTTCTTTTGAAAATACAAAATCGCTTATATGTTTTGCACATCCACTTAGTTCTTTGCCGTTGGATACGAATTGTTTTATAACACTGAAAGCAGCATTAGCTGCAGCTAGTTCTGCTAACATT